CTTTGATAAAGTAGAAAAGCCGAATGATATTATTATGGTCAAAGGTGGGCAAGAACCTATTTTATTAAAAGAATTATATTATGGGAACATAGCTGCGGAAACACTCATTATTTTGAATCATTATTTGAAGTTCACAGACATGTGGAATGAAAAGATACAAGATGATGTGGTGTATCCGGAGTTTATGTTCAAGTTGAAGAAGTATGAACCATTTGTATCTTATGATATAGATAAGTTCAAAACAATCCTTGTTGATAAAATTAAGGAGTATAAATAATGATGCAGTATAAATCAATTAACGTAGATAACAGTAGAGAGGTAGATTAACATGAGTAGTTTCGCAAATTTAAAACGTAGTGCCGGTAATATTGACAAATTAACTAAAGCATTAGAACAAATCAACACCAATTCAGGTGACAGCTCAGACGATAACTTTTGGAAACCCGAGGTTGACAAAGCAGGTAACGGTTACGCAGTAATTCGTTTCTTACCAGCTCCAGCAACAGACGGTGACGAGGGTTTACCATGGGCTAAAGTGTACACACATGGCTTCCAAGGCCCAGGTGGTTGGTACATCGAGAATTCACTCACAACACTCAATGAAAAAGACCCAGTATCAGAATACAACTCTGAATTGTGGAACTCTGGCATTGAAGCGAACAAAGAAATTGCACGTAAACAAAAACGCCGTTTAACGTATATTTCTAATGTATTGATTATCGAAGACCCAAAACATCCAGAAAACAACGGTACAGTTAAGTTGTTCAAGTACGGTAAGAAAATCTTTGATAAGATTACAGAAGCAATGAATCCGGCCTTTGAGGACGAGAAACCAATCAACCCATTTGACTTGTGGTCTGGTGCTAGTTTCAAATTAAAAATTCGTAAAGTTGAGGGTTACCAAAACTACGATAAATCTGAGTTTGAAGGTGCATCGGCTCTATATGATGGCGATGATGAAAAACTTGAGAAGTTATGGCAATCTGAGCATTCTCTAAAAGAATTCTTGGCACCTAAACACTTCAAATCATATGATGAATTGAAAGTTCGTTTACACCGTGTTCTAGCAACTAATCCTGTGTCGGCTACTGCCCCACAAGTTGCACCAACCGTGAAACAAACAACCATTGAGTCGGTCAAAGTTACACCTGCTACAAGTACATCAGTAGATATTGATAAACCTTGGGCAGATGATGATGATGAAAATATGATTATGGACCATTTTGCAGCATTAGCTGAAGAAGATTAAGGAGAAATATATGGATATTAATTTAAGTTTATCACTGGAAGAGGTTAATGGCATTATGGCAGCACTAGGTCAAATGCCGTTCGGTCAAGTTGAACCTCTTGTCAACAAAATTCGCCAACAAGCGATTCCTCAGGCCCAAGCAATTCAAGAGGCCAACCAGGAAGTAGAAGCAGTAACACCTAAAACTAAGTAATTAGTTAGGCGCAAAAAGAAACCCACCTTAATCGGTGGGTTTTTCGTTTTATACAGGTCTGACGTTTTGAAACTGTAATCGTGTCAACACAGCCTCATCGTTTCTCACTCTACCACCACCTCCAGAACCGCCAGAGACCCCGCCATTATTTACAACGTTTGTGGTCTTATTAACTATCACAGGTGCTGATGATTTTGCGCTTGGACCTGCTAGGTTTTGATTCTCTTTAGTAGCGGCTGTAGCTCTTGGACCTAATGAAGAAGGTGGGGTTTGTTGAGGCGTAGCTGTCGTTTGAGTCGCTTGCATATGAGCCTCTTCTTTAACACTTTGTACAAACTTTGGGTCTTTCATGGCATCAGCGCCATATTCATTGGATAACTTCTTATAAATTTGTTCTTCAGTTTGAGGGTTAACTGTATCTGGCACTTTAGTTGCTGTTTGTCCGACTGATTTGGGTGCAATACCTTTTTGTGTTTTCCATTCTTCAAATGTAGGACGTTTTTTGCCTTTATAATCTTTCAGTTCAACTTCTGTTTTATATTGTTGATATGGGTCAGTTTTCTTAAATTGTTGATACTTTTCAAACTCAGCCATTTCAGCCGTGCGTTGTTTAGTTACATCTTGACCTGTAAATTTATTTACAATTTTACCTGTTCTTTTTAGTTGTTCTTTATCCGCTTCCATGGATTTAACTCTAACTTCATCAGAAACACCAGACAATTTACGTTTATCCATAAATTTCTTCATATCTTCTGGTGTTGTTTTTTCATCATAAGATTTGTTATAAGAATCTGAAGATTTACCTGTGATTGCTTCATATCCTTTATCAATTAATTTAGAACCTGCTATCACTCCACCAACAACTAAACCCAATGGGGCTAGTATGCCAGCCAAAGGACTGAGTATTGATAACAAACCTGTACCAAAAGTGGATAACAGACCGCCAAGTGTGCCTAAAATTGATTTGAAATTCTTAGCAATAAAATCAAATATACCTTCTTTTTTCTCCTTAGGTTTCATTCCTTTGGTGATAGCATTTATTAATTCTTTATGTCTGGTTCCAGTATCCTTCTTGTCATTTTCATATCGAGTATCAGCTTCTGATTTTTGTTCTTCTTTGAATGCTTCATCTAATTCTCTAATTTTTTTATCTTCTTCAAATTTGTCAGACATTAATTTATATAAAGATTTAATGGCTGTAGCGGTACCAGATTCACTAGTATTGGAAGTACCTTTATTTTGACCAAAAACTTTAGAAAACATTTTAGATTTTCTATTTTCAGTTGGTGTTGGTTCTTCTTCAGCCCTTGGAGGCGCTTGTATTCCTGTGAAATATGAGATATCACTAGGGTCTCGTTTTCTTTTCATGCCGTAGGCTGTGGCGGCTAATTTACCTATACCCGGAATCTTACTGAGCATATTCATTGGGTCAAACATACGTTTAATGCCTACACCTTTTGCATGAATTTTATCTCCAATTGCTCCGGCTAAGGATTTACCCAAGCCTTCTTTATTCAACATACGTTCGGATGCTAATTGCATTAAACCTTTTGAACGGACGACATCAGCCTCTTCATATCCTGAACCGGTTCTAAACCGATGGCGCTGTGGTTTATTTGTTTTTGGATTTGTGGTGTAATAGTATTTTTGTTTTTCAACATCTTTAGGAGATTCTTCTGATGATTTAGGATGGCCACCCAATTTCTGATTCTCACCCCTAGACGCCGCTCGAGCAAAACTATCATTTAGTCCAACAACATACCACCAGCCTTTGCCTTTGTAAGCATTAGGATCCCAACCAAATGTAATTTTACCTATTTTCTTTTTAATCATCTGTTTCTCTCAGCATTTTTTTGTTTAATTTTTTCATTTTCAGCTTCGATATACTGAATTAGCATAGTGATATAAATGTCTCTTTCCCACGGTATCATTTCCTCAAGCTCCGCAAGACTATACTTATGGTGTTGCATCAGTGAGAAATTAGTTTTATAATAATTTCCCAAATTTTCATGACGAAAGGTAATTAAAAAAAACTTTCGAGGCCTTCTACTTTGATTTTATGATTGAAACCACATTTCTTGCAGGTGACTTCAATTTCTTTTTTCAATTTAGGTAAGTTCTCAACAAATTCTTCTATTTTCTCAAATTGGTCTTTTGTTAATGATTCTAAAAAGGCCATCAACTCTTCTCTAGGAGTTTCATGTGCATAATATAAATTGTCTTCATCATAGATATATTCAATACATTCAATAATCAATTCAAAAGCAATATCTGTTGCATTATCAAGGTCTTGTAATTTATCAACCAAATCAAAGTTTGGATATCTTAATTTAACACCAACAGTTGGTGTAATTTGAATCTTATCATTTAAATCTTTTGGCATGTCAACTTGGACATCCAATATGTTAAATTTGGTATCCATCGTGTTGTTACAAACCACACCATCTACTTCATTTTCACATTTATATTTCGATTCTACAACCTCACCAACAGACCTGGCACGAATGTTTAGAAAATAATATTCAATATCAACAATTGGTAATGTATCAATGTCAATATCAGAAATCAAACAATTATTTAAAATATGTTTGACATTACTTTCAATTACACCTTTTTCGCCAGATTCCATTGCCATCAATAAAATCTTTTGTTCTTTGACCAAAAATGGTCTAAATTTAATACTTTTCTTCGACACCGGCAGAGTAATCTCAAACGTGGGTGCGGAAATCTTAGGTAAAGCCATTATTTAACTCCTATCAAATCAGTTATGGTAAAAATTTATCAGTAGTGCTTTTCATTCCTTGAATGGAAAATTTATCTTGGTTAATTTTTGAAGCGTTTTGGTCCAATTGAGTGTCCAAAGCGCCTCGGCCTTGTGAATTAATAACCGAAGACATTGTTTTTGTGCCGCCCAAACTAGGGATAATTGATGTAGCTGCACCGGCAACACCCAATATAGCGTATGGATTGCCATTTTTCAACGCTTGGCCAGCATTTGCAGCTAAAGCACCAATCTGAATTGCCGCGGCTAAATTGAATGGTGAGTTCTTACCGGATACCAATGCGTGTGCGGGTTGAGCGGTAGATAGTAATTCCCAATAAGTGTATGCAAATGTAACATTTAATTTGTGATACGAATTATCATTTGACCAATCCAAATCTAATTGATTAACTGCTATTGGAAAAGCATCAATCATTTTTATGTTATGTATTTCATTATTCGACATATCATATTGTGTTACGGTGATATCTGAAACATAATTCTTTTTGAATTCGAAGTTCCAATTTTGAGTTGGATTGATATAGTTCATCCATTCATTGAATACGGTCTTTTCAAGCATAGAACCACCTACAATAAATGTTAAGGTGATGTCTTCATATGCGCTTTGATATGGAAACTTTTCAGAGGGGCCGTAAATTTTTAGGTCACTTGTAGATATTGTACGACCAGGAAGTTGAGCATTCTCACATCTGAGTGATAATGTTTGAGCATCTATAATTCCATTGAGTTTAGCAGGAATGTTTATTTTGACCTTGAAACGAGAAGGTCTTGCTAAATCATCAGTAAAAGATGAAAGAAAATTGTTTATCATACTTGTCCTATTGTCGTTACAGTATTAGCATGTTGTCCTTGGCTTCCATATTTAATTTGATTCATCGACTCTTGCCAAACTTCTTTTGCTGTTGCCTTTTGGAACTGTTGTGTAGGCAAGAACACTGCTGTTTCCCACTCATGTGGTTGTACCATTAAAATCTTGCTTGCTATACGAGGATACAAATATCGTTTTAAACAAGGTCTAAATTCTTTGTATCGTTTTGTAGCATCTAAAATTTCATAACTAATTCTTACTTTAACTGGGTCATCATTCTGATTTACCACAGCTCTATCCATCAATTTGTCCATAAATCCAGCACGGATTTTAGGTGGAATATAATGTAAATTCAAACCCAAGAACCCATCGTTATATCTCTCAAGTGGAATAACTAGAGGGAACGCATCCCAATAGTCTAACCTTTCGGCTGTTTTAGCATTATAATAAAAATAATACAAACCACCAATCAGAAATCTGTTAGTATTTCTATCGGTTTCTTTTCTAATCTGATTAGCCAAAGTAATCGGATTACGTAGATTGTTTATCTTACTAACAAACCATTTATAAGAATCAACTGAATATTTGTGATAATCGTATTGACTTCTTTGACTGGTTAAATCTGTTAATTTTGATATTGTTCTTGTAGGTGTCATCATCTATTTATGTTATAATCCCAAGTGTTCTTCAGTTAAGATTTTGAATTCCCAACCTCGGTCATTACAAAATTCTGTAGCAGCTTTCCATTTGGCCTGATTGACAGACCAAGTCACAACTTCATTGATATATTGTTTTGTAATTCTCTTCTTAACCTGTGGTTCGGTTGCCTGTTTTTTAGGCTTAACTTCCCATAAAAAAGATTTAAGTTTGCCGTCTACGGTCTTGACTTGAACATAAAAATCAACAAAATAACGGTGCCACTTGCCATCAGCTGGAGATTTGTATGGAACAATGATTTCTTCTGATGACCACGACACCACATTTGAGTTTTTATCAAGCCATAACATGACTTTTTTCTCCCATGAAGAACGGTAGGTAATATTTTTATAATTACCTTTATACTTTTGTGGGTTTATTGGGGTATATGTGCCGGAATATCTCATAAATAGTATATATATTAAATTTTCAACAAGGCGCAAAGTATGGCTGAAATAGGACCAGATTACCGAGGTGGGTATTACGGTGAACAGATTGAATCGTCAGGTGGTGGGTGGGACCCAGCATCCGATAATAAAAATAGCGGCCCGTTAGCTAAACTTTATAATTCCGATATTTACGACTTCAATAATAGATTTTATCCCAGAAATCTAGGTTCCGAAGCTCGTGGCCATTATATTAATTTTTATGTTAATGTGGCTCAAGGTTCTATGTATAAAGAACAAGGTAGATATACTTTAGTTACAACTAAAGACGGTCAAACATTCAATGGAAAAACAGCATATAACCAGTCAAAAGGTAATACAGCTTCAAATATTAATTTAAAAAATGTTGTAAATTCAGTAGGTGCACCTTTAGGATTAAATGTCACGAATGATATCACATTAGCAAGAAAAACTAAACGAATTACACAAGCTATTGCTTTGTATATGCCAGATACGATGAATATACAATACGGCGCTCAATGGGATTCTGCCAGTTTAACTGACGCCGGTGGTAAAGCTTTGTTCATGGGCCAAATTGGTAAATCATTGTATGACAATGCTGAAGGTTTCAATACCAAAACATTAAAAAATATAGCTAGTGACCCATCAACATATGGGGCCGCACTAGAAGCGTTGGGTACGACAATGGGTGGAGGTGATACGACATCGTTCTTATTGGCGGCCACAGGACAAGCATTAAATCCACAACTTGAAGTATTATTCAAAGGTGTGGACATGAGAACCTTTCAATTTGATTTCTTGTTTGCTCCGTTTGATGAATCTGAAGCTAAAAATGTTTTAGAAATTGTCAAAACATTTAAATTTC